CGCAGAGAGCTTGATGATGGACGTATTGATGCCACCTCGGAGATGGCTACGTCGCTCTTTAATGCAGGGAAGAATGGGAATATCCCCGCGGCAATCTTCTGGCTAAAGTCCCGTGCAGGATGGAGTGATCGATCCCAGATTGAGCTAACTGGTGAGAACGGTGGCCCAATTAAGGTTGACACGACTGTGTTCAATGAACTGATTACTAACCTCGAGACACGACGTCAACTCAAGGCCAATGAATGATGATGCGCTGATTCAGGCGCTCTCCGATCCTAAAGTACAGGCTCAGGCTGCAGCACTCTCCGACGTTGACAGAGCCGCATTCTTCTGGCGGATGAAGTGGCTAACTAAAGCTCACGACCATCAGATCATGCCTCCAGGTGATTGGTGGCAAACTTGGTTGCTCTGCGCTGGGAGGGGAGCGGGCAAGACGAGACTGGCCGCGGAGCAGATAGGGTGGCTTGCATGGTCCAACCCTGGTACTCGAGCGCTTGTTGCCGCTCCAACATCCTCTGACGTAAGGGGGACATGCTTCGAGGGTGATAGCGGCCTCTTGAGCGTAATCCCGCCGATCCTGATAGCAGACTACAACAAGAGCCTGCACGAGATCAAACTCGTCAATGGCAGTCTTATCAAGGGTATTCCTGCTAGCGAACCAGAGCGCTTCCGCGGCCCACAGTTTCACTATGCTTGGGCTGATGAGCTTGCCGCCTGGGATTATTTGCAAGAGGCTTGGGATCAGATCCAGTTTGGCTTGCGTTTAGGTAAGCGAACGATCATGATCTGCACAACAACGCCGCGGCCTAAAGATCTGATTGTTGAGTTGATTGGCAGGGACGGTGAGGATGTTGTTGTCACTACGGCATCGACGTACACCAACTTAGCCAATCTATCGCAAAACTTTCAAAAGCAGATATTGCAATATGAAGGGACTAAATTAGGTCGGCAAGAGATTTATGCGGAAATTATTGATCCTGAAGAAAGCGGTATTGTTAAAAGGGATATGTTTAAGTTATGGCCGACTGATAAGCCATTCCCTAAGTTTGAATACATTATTCAGAGTTACGATTGCGCTTATACAGAAAAGACAAAGAATGATCCGACTGCATGTATAACGTTTGGGGTATTTAAGCCAACAGATGATCCGATGGCCGTGATGGTCATTGATTGCTGGCAGGATAGATTACAATACCCCGATTTGCGCCCCAAGGTAATTGAGGAGTACGACAATGTGTACGGCGAGGGGAAAGATCGTAAAAGGGTGGATATTATTCTGGTTGAAGATAAGTCAGCCGGTATCAGCCTCATACAAGACCTTCAAAGGGCTCACCTTCCCGTTCGCTCATATAACCCCGGCCGCGCAGACAAAATGCAAAGGCTCAACATTGTGAGCAGTATCATCGCCCGCGGCAGGGTCTGGATACCCGAAAGTAGTACCAGGAAGGGCTACGTCCGCGATTGGGCAGAGGGTATGGTCAGCCAGTTGTGTGCGTTCCCCGATACAACCCACGATGATTTCGTGGACGCGACTTCTCAAGGGTTGCGATTCCTTCGAGACTCTGGGTGGATTTCGATTGATCCGCTTGCACGTGAAGATTACGACGAAGACGATTATGCAGACTCGAGCGCAGGCAAGAAGCGCGTCAACCCTTACGCCGCATAGGTGATATATGCCAGCTACTTATCCTACGATGGAGCGACTGCTTCGACCGGTAGAGCCCGAAGCACGTAGCCGAGAATTGACTCGAGCGGAGATGGCGCAGGCCTTTCTTGAGGAGCAACTGGCTAAGATCACCAGTCGAGAGCGGGCTCGCAGACTCTCTATGACTGCGTTTGGTGGAGCCGATAGCGGTATCCCTGGCGGCATGGGTGCAGTTGACTTCGTGCCGTTCTTGGGCTCCGCTAAGGGGCTCGAGGAGGGTGGGCGAGACATTAGGCAGGGCAACTACGACCTTGAGTCTGGCCGGTACGGTGACGCCGCCCGCAACTATGGTGCCGCGGTGCTTGGGGTTCTGCCGGGTGCCGCCGGAGCGGTTAAGGTTGCGCCAGGGCTAGCCAGGGCAATCAAGGCGGCACCACAAGACGAGGCTCTGAGGCTTGCCCAGCAGCGCGCAGCATTACCACCGGAGCAGGGCGGGTTAGGGTTGCCGGCTGTCAATACTCCGGAGCAGAGAGCGGAAGCAATGGGGGCGATTGATTGGCTTCACGGAACAGAACGTTTAGACAGGTTGTTAGAAAAGAAAAACCTTGATCCCCGCAGGGCAACATCTGGCCCCATGCCATATGGTACAAATAGCCCTGTATTGGCATCAAGTTATGCCACAAAAAAAGCCGACACTTCAAGGCGCGCTTCAGATGAGGGAGATGTGCAAAACTATTTCCAAGTATCTCCAAAATCTTTAGGCCAAAGAGGTAGCATACCTATTTCTGTTGAAAGGACTTGGAACCTTTTGCCAAAAGAAAAAAAAGCTGAGATACTGGAAAAAGCAAAACGAGTGGGTTATGAAAACTTTGATCAAGTGGAAGGCCCGCTCACTCTACATCCAGAAGGCGTTAATGCTATTCCTGCGTCTGAAGATCATTGGAATTTCATTTTAAACAGAGAAGCCAAAGGAAATCCACTGGCAGCCTTAAGGAATATGTGGGTTGATTCTGGAAACCTATATGGTCAAGAAGAGGAATTGGCAAAGATTTACAAACTTGTAGGTTATCCGTATGAAATTAGCCAATCAAATGCGCCCTGGGCTTCTGCTCAAGGAGTTATGACTGGCAAGGTTATGATGTCCAACCCATTAGACACAGAAAATATAGCGCAATTAAAAGAAAATGTAATTCCGTATTTAAAGGATAAATTTAAAAAAGACAGGTCTCGCTTGGAAAGTCATGGCGTAGATCAATGGGCTAAAAATAGCAGGTACACGCCTAAACAATGGGTAAACGAGTTAGAAAAAGATCTTTCCAACGGAGATGTTTCTTATGTTTGGACTTCCATTCCAGACAAAGTAACCGGAGCCCTAAAAGAATTGGGATATAACGGAATCATTGATAAGAGTGGCAAAGGTGGCGGGGTTAAGAATGACGTACTTATTCCGTTTGCCCCAGAACAATTGCGCTCTCGTTTTGCAGCCTTTGACCCATTCCGAAGAGACGCAGCCACAGCAGCAGCGTTTGGCGTAGCGGCACCAGATCTCTTGGCGAAAGAGAAGACCGAAGAGCCGCCAAAGAAAAAGAAGAAGCCCGAAGGCGCACTGCCCACCGTAACCCAATAAGAGAACCAATATGGCAACGCAATTCCCAGTTGATGCCGAGGCTGATCGCTTCGTTGATGGCCAGCCCGATCCAGCGCAAGATCAGCCGCCTGAAGACGTATCTAACCTATTCGCGGACTCTGACATTGAGGAGTTGCCTGACGGTGGGGCGATCATCACGACCAAGACAGAAGGTCCGATGGAGAATGAGGACTTCTATCGCAACCTGGCTGACGACCTTGATCTTGAGATGGACGAGGACTTTGGCGGTTTAGCGTTACGTTACATTGAACTGGTTGAGAAGGATCGGCGGGCTCGTCAGAAGCGCGATGAGCAGTATGAGGAGGGCATCCGCCGCACTGGTCTAGGCAACGATGCACCAGGTGGAGCCAACTTCAGCGGTGCCAGCAAGGTCGTTCATCCGATTATGGCTGAGGCGTGCATTGACTTTGCCTCTCGAGCGATCAAGGAGTTGTTTCCGCCAGACGGCCCGGTTCGCACGAACATCATTGGCGATGTTGACGAGAACAAGATGGCGATGGCCGAGCGTAAGCGCGACTTCATGAACTGGCAGCTAACGCAGCAGATTGAAGAGTTCAGGGACGAGCAAGAGCAGTTGATGACGCAGTTGCCTTTGGGTGGCTCGCAGTATATGAAGCTGTGGTACGACGAGAAGAAGCGCCGGCCTTGTGCGGAGTTCCTGCCTATTGACAACGTACTGCTGCCGTTTGCCGCGGTCAACTTCTATACCGCCCAGCGAGTAACGGAAGTCCACGACATTACCCAGTACGAGTTTGAGCGGCGCGTCTCATCAGGGTTATACAAAGACGTTAGCTGGGTTAGCTCGGCTATGACGTTAGACGAGACCAAATCGCAGAAGGCTACCGACCGTATCGAGGGGCGTAACCAGGGCGAGAATGAAGACGGGATGCGCCGTATCTACCACGTATATACATGGCTCGAGATCAAGGGTGATGAGTATACGAAGGGGGAGTCGGCCCCGTACATTCTGATGATTGATGACTACAGTTCAGAGGCGATTGGGCTATATCGCAATTGGGAGGAAGGCGATGAGACGATGGCCAAGCTGGATTGGATCGTTGAGTACAAGTTCATTCCTTGGCGTGGTGCTTACGCTATCGGCCTTCCTCATCTTATTGGCGGACTGTCTGCTGCTCTTACCGGTTCTCTTCGGGCTCTTCTAGACTCGGCTCACATCAACAACGCAGCCACCCTTCTTAAGCTTAAGGGTGCGAAGTTATCTGGCCAGTCAATGCAGGTTGAGGTCACCCAGATTGCCGAGATTGAGGCGGCTCCTGGTATTGACGACATCAAGAAGCTAGCCATGCCGATGCCGTTCAACCCGCCCTCACCTGTTCTGCTGCAGTTGCTGGGGTGGTTGACAGATGCCGCCAAGGGGGTTGTTACGACGAGCGAGGAGAAGATCGCTGACGTCAATGCTAATGCTCCGGTGGGCACGACGCAGGCTTTGATTGAGCAGGGTGCCGCGGTGTTCTCGGCCATTCATGCGCGGTTGCATGCGAGCCAGTCTCGAGTGTTGAAGGTGCTTGGCCGCATCAATCGCTGGTACCTCGAGGACATGCAGCGTGATGAGATCGTTGAGGGTTTAGAGGTTAACCGTGAGGACTTCTTCCGGAATGCTGACGTTGTACCGGTGAGTGACCCTCATATCTTCTCTGAGACGCAGCGGATGGCGCAGACCCAGGCTGTCATGGCGTTGATGGAAAAGAACCCTGATCTGTTTAACCGTCAGGCTGTTATTCAGAGGTTCTTGAAGCAGATTAAGGTGCCAAACATTAATGAACTGTTGATTCAAGCGCCTGGACCAGAGAAGTCTGATGCTGCTACGGAGAATGTGGCGATGTCAATTGGTCAATCGGCTAATGCATACCCTGAGCAGGATCATCTGGGTCATATTCAGGTTCATTTGGACTATGCGAAAGACCCGGTTTATGGTGGAAATCCGCTTATTTCTCCTGTTTTCTCGCCAAAAGTGATTGAACACTTGAAACAACACATAGTTCTGTGGTATTTAAACAGAATGAATGGTTATGTTCAGAAAACAACTGGCGAAAAGCTTGATTATTACGGCGCAATGCCCGATCCAAAGCCGGTGGATAAGATATTTGGCACGGTTTCTCAGCATGTCATGTTAGATACCAAAGAAACTCTTGCCGGAATCATGCCAGCCATTCAGCAAATCATGGAACAGGCACAGAAATCCAAGCCTCAGCCAGATATGCCGCCAGATGCACAGGTTCTTTTGCAGACCAGCATGGCTGAAACCCAGCGTAGGGCGCAGCGAGACCAGCAGGAGTTGGCTCTCAAGCAGCAGGAGATGCAGGTTGATGCTTCCCTGAAGACTCAGAAGATGCAGGCTGACCATGATCTATCTCAACAAGAGATAAAGATGCGTTATGGCACCAAGGAACTTGAGATGCAACTCAAGGAAGAGATTGAGGCGGCAAAAATTGAGCGTGATTCGGTTAAATTAGGCAATGACCAAGACCGAATTGCGATTGAGATGGCGAAGGGTGGGTTAATTCAACAAGGGGATCAAAATGTCAATCAGTGATAAAGAGCAAAAGAGCGTGCTTGTCAAACAACACAAGCGCATTGCTATGGGTGAGAAGCTTGACGGCCAATCGCTCAAAGAGAAAGAGCAAAAGGGTGGGCTTCAACAGGCTAAAGAAAAGAAATGAGAATTATTTCTGACTTAATTGGCTTGATTGAAGAACAAAAGGAATTTGTGGCCGACTCGATGTTAGCCGGCACAAATAGCTGGGAAGCGTACCAGCGGCTTGTGGGTCAGCATATTGGCCTTCAGATGACTTTGGATTTTATTAACAATTTACTTGAGGATGGTGATGCAAACTGATGAACTTGAATGGGCTTTCCCATCAATTGAACCGGGGGCGCGACCAGCAGGTGGACGAATTCTTGTCCAACTAAGGCGGACCAAGCGTAAGACGGCAGGCTCGGGAATCATTCTCGTGGAGGAGACGAAAGAGACGGAGAAGTGGAACAACATGGTGGCCAAGGTCATTGCGTTGGGTCCCCTGGCTTTCTGTCATCGTGACACTCAAATGCCCTGGCCAGAAGGTGCTTGGTGCAAGGTGGGTGATTACATCCGCGTTCCAAAGTGGGGCGGAGATCGCTGGGAGGTTCCAATCCCCAGCCAAGACAAGGAAGACCCGGCACTTTTTGCCATCTTTAACGATCACGAGGTTATCGCGATTGTGACTGGCAATCCTCTTGACATGAAGGTGTACGTATGACCGAAGAAACTCAAGATCAGGAGGTTGGCGAGGTTTTTGAAGAGCAGGATGGGTCTGCCGTTGCCGTAGTTGATTTGCCGGAGGAGTCTTCCTCAGCGGATGACAACGTTTCGGAAACGGCCGAGCAGAACCGAAATCGCCGACGTGAGAAGAAAGAGCGGTTCAAGCGGATCAACGAAGAGAAGGATTCGCAGCTAACGACGTTGCAGCGACAGAATGCCGAGTTGATGGAGCGTCTAGCGGCTGTTGAGCGCCGCGGTGTCCAGTCCGAGCTTTCGGCAATGGACAAGAAGATTCAGGAAGAAGAGGAGCGTTATCAGTGGGCGCTTGGGCAAGTTAAAAAGTCCATTAGCGAGGTTGATGGCGAGACGTTTGCTTCCGCTTCTCAGGTTCAGGCTGACGCAGAAAAGAAGCTTGAGTACTGGCGCTGGAAGAAGCAGACCACGCTCGAGCAGTCGGAGGCGCCGCCAAAGGCCGATCCACGTGTTGTTGATTACGCTAACCGGTGGATGGAGCGTAACAAGTGGTACAACCCCAATGGCGGGGATACGGATAGCGAGATTGCGCGGGTAATTGACGCTCAATTGGCTCGAGAGAATTACGACCCAACTTCTGAAGAATATTGGGAAGAGCTTGATTCCCGATTGAGAGAAAGATTGCCAAACAAACAAAGACGTCCAAGAAGTGTTGTTACTGGATCTGAAAGGGAAGTTTCTCCTGCAAGGGATGGTAATTCCTTTTATTTAAGTCCAGAGAGAGTTAGGGCAATGAAAGACGCCGGTTTTTGGGATGATCCAAAGCAACGCGCTCGAATGATTAAACACTATGCGGACTGGAATCGCAGCAATCGGGAAAATGCATAAAATGGATGCTAGAATTAAGAAACCGTTATCTCTTGGCGGCCGCGAAACTCGTGCTAGCGAGGACGCTTCAAGGGCTCCTGTAGAGGAGAAGTTCATGTCAGCGCAAGAACGTCGAAAGATGTGGAGCGACGAGTGGACACAGACCGCGCTACCA